ACTCTACCACCACCACGCAGATCACTGTGCAAACAGCTGGTGACGGGTATGCAGTGGGCGATACTATCAAGATTCTTGGTAACACCATAGGTGGCGCAACCACTGCTAACGATTTGACAATGACTGTCACAGCTATCACCAGTGAAATGACTGGCGGTGAACGTTTGTTTGCTATTCCAATTTCTACAACCAATTCGGGTGTGTTGGACTTGAGCTCTGTTAAACAGATTGGCACAAGCTCTGTTCCCGGAACAGGAACTTATCCAAACGGTCCAGAGGTGTTGGCAGTTCAGATCACTGCGCTGTCAACAACCACAACTCCAACAGGAGAGATTCAGTTACAGTTCCAAGAAAGTCAGGCTTAAAGACCAGCAAGGTCCTGCTCAACCAGCAGGACTTTGCTTTGTACAGCTTCAAGGTTCACAGTGTTCCACAAACCAGGGTGCATGGGTCTAGGCCATGTACCAGGGTCTATCCAGGCATAGCCCAGATGTTCGTGGTTCAGTCGGGGAATGAATTCAGTTGCAATCACACACACCCATGTGTGATATTCAAATGTCAAGTCAGCACTGGTGAATTTTTCCAAGGGTATGAGTTTGAGATAAGTGGGAAAAAACCCCAGCTCCTCAATACATTCGCGTTCCATACCGCCTAATAGTGTTTCACCTGTTTCAATCTTGCCTCCGGGCAATCCCCAAGTTCCAGGATGCTTAACATCATTGCGTAACAAATACAGATAGCGGCCTGTATCTTTGCTTCGAAACCACACGCCAACTGCTTTTAAAGCACTAGACGCCATGTGCCTCCCACATATATTCCTTGATAACTCTTTACCCAAGCTTCGCCATTCCACTCGTATTGTATACCAGTGGTAATGTTTGTGACATACTGCCCGGCGGCTTGCCCTTCAGCTCTAAAAACAACCCTCCAATAATTACCAGTATATTCAATGATGTCGTTAGCGTTGGCAACAAGAGGTCGACCGTTGGCACCTTGCCAGGCCACTGCTGGTGCAAGATTGTTTCCACTGCCAGTTGATTCAGTCAAAAGGTATCGTTGCCCCTCCATAGATGAGTCTAATCCATCTTGTGGACCACTGGCTAAAGGATTAATCACAGCATCAATGGGATCAAGTGTGTTCTGGGGCGTGGTATCTGTGTCTACATCAAACAACACAAATCTATCATCGTTTGGATCGACTACAATGGTACCTACCACTTCAGACTCGTCGGCTTGAATCAGGCGCAGTTGACTGATGCCTGGTCTTAAAACGCCGTATGTGCCAATCACTGTGGGCCATAGTAGATTGCTGTCGCTTACAATTTCTGGCGGAGTCAGCACAGTGTTACTAGGCTCTTGGACCACACTACGTTGTTGAAGGCATTGCACCCGGTTACCAATCAATACCACAGCCCAGTTATAGGGAGTGATGATTTGTCGTGTTCCTAGTAACAAATCGTTGTTGGTCACAGCATTGTTCAAGTCGCCTTGTGCATCGTACATGGACGCAATCACACGTTCTACTACACCCAGCTTCTTGACCTTGATTGGAGAGCTGAGCCAAATTGGTATGCTAAATTTAATTGTGGCCATATCTATGGGATTGTCAGTACCAATAGGCACAGTTCTTGAAGTCCATGTAACCGACTCAAGTTCAACCACAGTTAAACTGGTCCAATCAATAAAGTTATCAGTACTTTGTACTTCCAGACTGGGGTTGAACAAGGTCAACATTTGTTCCAACAATTGCATCTTTTGATTGGTGTTTGATGTCCAAATGTCCAGTGTGATGCCCATTTTGTAAGGCACAGGCATCAGGCGTTCAATAGTAAACGCATTGCCCTGTGTGGGTTCAAAGGTTTCAGTTTCACTATCGTATGTGCGCTGACGAATGTTTACTTTGCTCACATGATATGGTTCTTGCATGCGTGGGCGATCATAATCTAAACTTGAAATATAGAAAGTCATCAGTGGCGACGCTGGCATTGAATTGCGGCTGTTCTCTTGCATGATCACCTGTGCGTTGCGACTAGCATCACCGTAGCGCACTGGTACGCGAATCAAGGCCGCACTGTTGACGCCGTCAGTTTCGTTACCGTATTCAATTTGAAAGTTGCTGATAATTCTAGTGAATTGCAACAGGAATCGGCGTAATTGTTCATCGTAAAAAAATTGTTGCATTGTTAACTCGATGGTTGTCCAGGTTGAGTGTCAGGTGACGGGCTTGGAGGTAAGTTACCGCCTTGATCGCCGTTGTCAGCTCTTGGTTTGAGAGCTTCACTGAGACTCTGGCGACTTGGAATATTGCCCATGTCTGTTGTACGTGTGGTGTATGTATTGTTCACAAAGCCGGAGCGTAAAGTATTATTGGTTGGCCCGTTGTTGAGATTTGTACGGACCCCATCTTCAATCTTGGCCCAACGCCGCACAGTTGAGTTGTATCTAAACAGTCTATTTGGGAAATAATCTAATCGCAAGCAGTAATCTCCATCCACAGGATTCAATGGAAAAGCCACTCCAGTAGTGACTGGAGCACCATTGGGCACAGTGTCTCCAGTCAAGTAACCCTTGGTATAACCGGGGCCACTTGGTGTAACACTCATTCCGCCTTCAGTACCGTCTACAGTATTACTATCGTCTGTGGTTAATGTGACAGGGTTGGCTGGACTTCCGTCGGCCAGTGTAGGCATGACATAAAATTGTTGGGTATCGTAGCCGCTCAATGGAACTTCAACATCGGCTTGTGTAAGAATAGCATCGTTGATTTGATTATCTTTGGTACGAGCACTAAACACCTCACTTTGTGTGGCAGGGGTATAGATTGCCCAGTATTCGGTGTTGGTAATTTCAATTCCAGCTGGAACATTTTTCAAGGCTTGATAATACACGTCACCATAGTTTGTGACCCAGCCAGTGGGATAGAAATTGCCGTTGTCCCAAATGTTTTCTGACACTACAGGCTTTTTGAGTATGTCTTTGAACTCCTGATTGTTGGTCATTGGCGTGGCTTTCACACGCCAGGTATGCGGCATCCATGTTTGGCTCATGCCTTCTGTGGCATAGTCAGCATCCTGTACCACATAGTATCTTGGTAAAGGCTGAGGAATGGCTTGATTCAGTGGATGGTAATCTTTCAAGTTGGGCACTTCTAGCACATCACCGTTCATGAGTTTGCGTCCAAATGAGTCAATCATGTCATTGTAGTGGAACGTAATAAACAAAGTATCATTGTTCAAGAACAGGCCAAATTGTGTTAGATCAAAGTCCACATCTTGGTGAGTGTACACACCGCGCATGATGTAAACGTCTTGATCATAAATTCTATCGCGGTTTTCCAGCAACAGCAAATCTTGGATGTTTAGTGGATCCAGAGTGTCGTAAGTGGGTTGTGTAGCATCGCCGTTGCCCGAAAGCGCCGAGTCTTCACCACCAGTTTGTGGGCCAGCATATTTGTGGACAAAAATATCCATTCCTCCGACGGTGTACATTTCGGAGATTGTGCGGTCCAAAAATTGGTAATCGCGAGTTCGATTTGGGCGGTACAGGCTTAGGCGTGGCATAATGTAGTATTTATGGGCAGGTTGACCAATAAATTCAGAAGTGCTATAATTACTGCATTAATCCAAAAAGGAGCCGGCATGAAACCCGTTAAACCGCTAAATCCACGTAGTGCAGATACCAATGCCATGGGCATGGAACCTGTGTGGAAAATGCAACCCACAGACAATCGTATCAGTGCTATGAGCAAAGCATTCTCATGGTACAACTATTTCTACGGCAAAAAAGATGCCCGTGACATGATTGTGAACTATTTGGAATTGCATGGTCGCAAAGCAGATGTGCGTACACTAAAAAGCATTCCAGATTCAGCCATACGACTGACCACAGGCTGGTTGTGCCGCATGAACATGGTGGGACTGGAACTGAGCGAAACAGAACAGATCAAACTGGACAATTTGCTAAAAGAAATCTTGACTAGTAAACATACAGAAGAAGTAGATGCTAGACCACCTACAGACATGCCATCTAAACCCAACATACAAGATCGTCTGAGAGAAAAACTCAGTGAGTGTGCGGCCGAACTAGACGGCATGTTTGACGAATTTATGTTGGCTGGCGCCAAAATGTCAGCAGATTACAAGCCTATTGCATTGATCCGTGGCATGAACGTGGCACCGCAAATGACCAGTGAGATTGCCAACCGTTGGAAGCGCAAATTGGCAGAATTTGAAGAAGCAGTGGAAGGCAAGGATGCATTGCTGGTTGAGGCATACTCGTATTTGTCCAAGATCCAATTGCGTAATTGTGTAAAGTTTTGCGAAGCAGTGATCAACGACTGTGGTGCTTATGTGCAGATCAAGAAAGTGGAACGCAAACCACGCAAGGTCAAGGCAGTGCCTCCAGAAAAACGTGCGGCCAAGTTCAAACACATGGCAGAGTTTGCAGAACTCAAACTCAAGAGTTTGCCTGCTGCAAGTTTAGTGGACCGAGCTGAAGCCTGGTTGTACGATACCAAAAAACGCAAGTTGATTCATATTGTGGCAGACAACTATACACAGGCGTTTACTATCAAGAACAACAGTGTAATTGGATTTAGTACTGTGGAAACACTACAAAAAACTGTGCGCAAACCTGCAGACGTTATCAAAGCCATACAAGCTGCAGGCAAGCCAGCGGCACGTAAGATCTACAAGGATTTGACTACTACAGAAACACCCTGGAATGCCCGGGGCACTGAGAACTTGATCATACTCAAAGCCTGGTAAATAAGGGGGAACGGAGTTCCCCCAATGGCTGAGCAAAATACATTACCTGAGTTAAAGCAAAATCTTATTGAGTATTGCAAATTAACCATGGGTGATCAAATAGTTGATCTTGAATTAGACCCTGCACACTACGAAGCGGCATACCAACGCACAATTGGCACCTATCGCCAACGTGCCAACAACGCCTATGAAGAAGCATACATTTTCATGGAGTTGATACGTGATCTAAACATATACACCTTGCCCCAGGAAGTATACAGTGTACGTCAAATATTCCGCAGAACGTTTGGCGACTCCACTGGACCGTTTGCGTCAAACTTTGATCCGTTTGCCCAGGCATCAATCAACGTGTACCTCATGAACTTCAACGTGGCAGGTGGCCTGGCCACCTACGACTTCTACAGCCAATACGTTGAACTGGCCGGGCGTATGTTTGGTGCCTACATGAACTACACCTGGAATCCGGTCACAAAGAAACTGCAACTGATTCGTGATCCCAAAGGCACTGGCGAAAATGTCCTGCTTTGGGTGTATCAAACCAAACCTGAAATCCAATTGTTGAGTGACTATCAAATCAGCCAATGGATTCGGGACTACATGGTTGGCGCTTGCAAAATGATCATTGGTGAAGCACGTGAAAAGTTTGCTCAAATTGCTGGCCCACAAGGTGGCGGGCAGTTAAACGGCACTCAAATGAAAACTGAAGGCAAAGAAATCATGGATGCCAAGATCCAGGAACTGGTCATGTATGTGGATGCAAGTCAACCGCTCACCTGGGTCATTGGCTAAAACACTGATCGCTGGCTGTAGTTATGTTCACAAATTGAAGTTTGATGAACAGATCAACCATTCTCAGTACATCATACGTGGATCTCCTGGCGCTGGCAATCAAGCCATTGCTGCACGAGTTGTTCACGAAGTAGCCCAGCAAGATTTTGATCAGGTAATTGTATTGTGGTCTGGGGTGAACAGACTAGATATGCCAGTTCCTTTATCATTGCACAAAACATTTGACTATAACTTTGTTGACACAATAGATAACATTGCTTGGTATCATTCAGGTGGTATGGGGTGCTCGGGGCAATCAACTGCTGCCCCAAAAACAGTAAAACAGTATTTTGATATGTTGTATGTTGGAGCAGATCAAGAGTACCTATCGCAGTTGACATTGTCTAACATACTACTGACTCAAACAGTTCTAGCAAATAAAAATATACCTTACAAGATGTGCTTCATTTATGATGTGCATAATTCTCAACCCAGTCAACACGAGGTCAGTCATGGTATGCTATGCAAAAAATCTATTTTGTATTCTCAAATTGATTGGCAAAAATTCAACGCAAAATCACCGTGGGAATGGGCCGTTGCTCGGAAAAAATTAGATCATACTGAATATTATCCAACCAATGAGGCTTTTTTTGAATGGTTTCAAGAGCAAATGAATGTTGACCTTAGTCAATAATTGTTGTATAATAACGCATGCACCTAATGA